GGAGGAGTACTGCGAACTCGACCAGTACCAGCGATCTTGGAAACCGCCGATCTCGCCCGCATCCTTCGCCGCGAACAGGAGGTTCAGTTCCAGGGCGGACGGGATGAAGGCGCCTTCACCGATCTCCATGGCCAGCTTGGCGATAGGGCTACCTGCCTCGACCATTGCGATGGTGTTCGCAGCGCCGTCGCGGAAGCTCTTTGCGCCTTCGACGTTGACGCCGTACTCGCCCCACTTGCCGGAGAATTCACGATCAGCGCCCAGGTCGATCAGGGCTCGCTCAACGCCGTTCAGCCAGTAGCGGGTGGCGAAGATGCCGTCTGCCAGCGGTTGGCCGATTTCCGGTAGTTCCGCCGCGAGAATAGTGGTGATGACCTCGGTCATGATGTGCTCCAGAAGGACTGAATGATTGAATCAGTGGAGGATGAGAATCTTGCGGACGGGGCGGACACGGAAGTAGTCGAGCTTGTAGCTCCAGGCCGCGTAGCCCGTGTCGAAGAACGTGTAGAAGGCGTAGTCGGAGGAGTACTGCGAACTCGACCAGTACCAGCGATCTTGGAAACCGCCGATCTCGCCCGCATCCTTCGCCGCGAACAGGAGGTTCAGTTCCAGGGCGGACGGGATGAAGGCGCCTTCACCGATCTCCATGGCCAGCTTGGCGATAGGGCTACCTGCCTCGACCATTGCGATGGTGTTCGCAGCGCCGTCGCGGAAGCTCTTTGCGCCTTCGACGTTGACGCCGTACTCGCCCCACTTGCCGGAGAATTCACGATCAGCGCCCAGGTCGATCAGGGCTCGCTCAACGCCGTTCAGCCAGTAGCGGGTGGCGAAGATGCCGTCTGCCAGCGGTTGGCCGATTTCCGGTAGTTCCGCCGCGAGAATAGTGGTGATGACCTCGGTCATGGTGTGCTCCAGAAGGACTGAATGATTGAATCAGTGGAGGATGAGAATCTTGCGGACGGGGCGGACGCGGAAGAGGCTGTCCTTGAAGAGCCAGTAAGAGCTGCCGTCGAGGAAGGACACGAAGAAGGCGAGGTTGGAGGAGTACTGCGAGCTGGTCCAATACCAATCGTCATCGTCCAGATCAGCCACGTAGCCCTGCTGCTTGGCGAACATCATCTGGTTCGATTCGAGAGTGGAGGGGATGAAGGCACCGAGGGCCATAACCTTGGCTGCCAGCTCGCTACCGGCTTCCGCCATCGCCCGGGTATTCGCTTCGCCGTCGCCGTGGTTGGTCTCCACGTGCTTGCCGTACTTGCCCCATTCACCTTCAACCTCGGAATCGGCGTCGAGCGCGACCAGGGCGTATTCCTTGTCGCCGTACCACTGGCGAGCGAAGAGAGTGCCTTCAGCGAAGGGCTGACCGAAGGCCGGGAGTTCGGATGCTTTGATCGATGCAGGGATCATGTTGGGTTCCTTGTGTTGTTGGGGCGCGTTCTTTCGGCTGCCGGCGATGCGTCGGCATGCGAAAGAGGGCGAAAAAAGGCCCGGCGAACCGGGCGAGGGATGGGGAAGGTGATGCTCGACGCATCGGAATGGGTGGCCGGAGCTGATCCCGGCATCTGCGTGGTCCGCAATGTGCGCGATGCGTTAAACCTGGCGACCTATCGCCGCCAACCCGCAGTGCTTTACGAGCCACGGCCGCGCGCCGTCTCGTATCGTTAGCCGGTCAGCATCCGGCATTCACCCATTCCGATGCGCCCTGGCTGGGCCAGGGGATCGGGTCAGGTTCTGGAGGCCTTCGTCAGCGCAGTCTTCTTCTTGTCCAGCGACTCTTGGCGCTTTTCGAGATCAGCTTGCTGCTTCTCTACGCGCCGCCATCCTTCTTCGATAGCTTCGGTCTTGCTGGAGAAGATCTCGTCGCGACGGTAAACCTTCCCAGAAGCCGTCTCGTCGCCGTAGTCCTTGTCGCCGAATGATGTGTAGTGCTTCACCAGCTCTACTTCTTTCGGCTTGAAGCTCGGCTGAAGAATCCAAGCCGTATAGGGGTAAGTGCGCTCGCTCATGGTGTTCTCCTGTCTTAGGCGTGAGGTCAGGCGGTGGCTTTCACATTGGCCAGTTGTTTCTCCAGCCATTGGATCGCTACGGCTTTTGCTTCTTCCTTGCTGCCAAGGCGCTCAGCTATAGAAAGGCTTCTGCGGCCCTTGCAGCCGTATTGGTTGATGCTGTCGAAGATGTCGCAGCCATCAATGCGGACGAAATATCCGTTCCCACATATCCCGACGCTTACGTCTTCAATCCAGTCTTTGAACTCTTTCATCTCTTTCTCCATATCAGCGGAGCCATGGGGGAGCGGTCTGGCCTGTAGCTGATCTTCAGGCGTTATCCCTTTCGGGTTTTCCTTCGCACCTATGTCGTTAGGCAGCATTCAGACCGCTCCCCTCATGACTCCAAGGTTCGATGCCCCTGGCTGGGCCAGGGGATCGGGTTAGGTGTTGAATCGATGTGCGCGGGTTGCGTAGCACCAAACCGGCCAAAGCTGCATCGCTGCGGCGATATTCGCGTTCGTGCCTTCCCACCTATCCAGCAGTTCCGCTGCCTGCTCACGAATGGGCTTGGCTGATTCGAGCTCAAAGCGCTGCTCGCAATAACGCGCTGCAAACTCGCGGCTGATGTTGAAGATGGGGGAGGCCATGGTCAGCACCATGTCCTCGGCGATCTCTGCCGGGCTGCGCCCGTAGGTAGCGGCCATCTCTTATCCCTCAATGTCGAAGTGGCGGCGGGCGACCTGCTCCCCGATCTCATCGAGAAGGGCCTCGGCGCCAAAGTGGTTAACGATCTGCTCGATGTCGAAGTTCTCCAGCACAGAAGTGCCGTCCGCATCGAATGCTGAGATGCCCACCGTGGTTCGGCTGGCTGGATCGACGTCGATCTTGCAGGCCGTGAAGTTCAAAACGCTGATGTACATGAGCCTGTCCTCTTGGCTGACTTCCCAGATGCCACCCTCTGGATGGCATCGAGGAAATCGGTGTTGCTCCGCGTTCGCCTAACTGGGCTTCTACAACCCGCGGGTGGTGCTGTCCTCACCACTGCCGATAGCAGCTCGGACTCGATGTGTTTGGCCTTGGGCTTCCCTAGCTGCGCCTTCAATCGGCTTACGGAGCAGGTCATGGGGGGCTAGGGGTGATCTCGCGGTTCACTGCAGCCCGGCGGCCTGGTGATGTGGGCAGCTGCTCGCGAGGTGCCGATCCGAACATCGGCTGGGCTTGTTACTGCATGGGTGGGTTCCTCCTCTGGTGATGGGGTGGAGAACTCTCCGGTATGGAGCAGGTCGATCCCTCTTCGGGGCCTGGAACCGACTTCCCTCGGTCCGTGGTATCCGGTGAGTCTCCGGCTTGTCAGCCCCGAAGGGCCTTGCCAGCGCGGTGGATTGCGTTGGCGTGTAGAGATTAAACATCGCGTTTATCCTTGTGTCAACACGAAATGTTTATTTGTGTTTATTTCCCGTAATCACGAAAATCCCGCGCCAGGCGGGCTCAGGATTCGTATCAGGCGGGAAGGGAGTCATCAGGTACAATCCCTCCCTCAGACCGGAGGGCTTATGAGCTACAACCTTGCGAACCTACCGATGGACGAACGCCGGGCGATAGACGACGAGAAGTCGGAGTTATTCGCCTACTGGCAGCAGAACCTGGACAGAGCGAAGGGAGAGGCCGCGCGCATCCAGTTCGTCGCGGAGCCTTTCTCCTGATGTCTTCATAAACAAAGAGTTTACCTAGCTTGCGCTTTGCTCGAAATAAACGTAACGTTGAATAACGTTTATGTCTCTGCGGAGAATGTTTATGTCTACGTCACCCCTCGAAAGGGCAATCCTTGCGGTGGGCTCTGCGAAGGCCCTGGCTCACCTGATCGGCGTTACCCCCATGGCGGTGACGCAATGGAAGGTCCGAGGAATTCCGGCTAATCGCGTTCGCTCCATCGTGGACGCCTGCGCTGGAGCCGTTACCGCCGAGGAACTTCGCCCTGATCTGTTCAAGGCCGCCTAACCAAAACCCAAGCCGCATAGGAGACCTCCATGGATACCCAGGAACTCAAGGTCCAGGTCTTGGCTGACCTCAGTGACTTCGAACAGAAGATCAGCCGAACCATGAAGCGCCTACCGCTTGAGCTTCGTGATGAGTTCCTGAGCAGCCTTGAGCGCTTTCTCTTTGACAGCCGCCTGTGCCTCGTCCGAATCGATGAACCCCTGGACGAGGGCGTCACGGGTGAAGGCGGCATTGCATCCGGCGCAGGTGAAAAGCTCGTTTTCCGAGTCAGCTTCACCGGACTTGACGATCTGTGTGCTTCCGCACTGCG